TGGGGCCGCCATTCCGACGGGTGCCGGTACCGGGTTGGCTCAGGAAGTTGGGTCAGCCAACTGGGAAGACACCGACTTCCTGGGGTGGTGGGCCAAGTCGGACACCACGGCTGACTTCGGTACCGCGGGCGATCTGAAGCTGAACATCAAGAACGACGGTGTGTGGCAGACGGCTGTTAACGTGCCCGCCATGCTCGCCGGTACCAACTGGCAGCGGCTGGAAGTGGCCATCACCAGCTTCGCGCGCAACAAGGTGGAAGCCATCCGCCTGGAAGTGGACGCCGACGTGGCTGCTGGTGAGGACATGTCCGTCGATGAGATCGTGCGCTACAAGTTCGGCAACGGCTATGGCCCGGTCTACGGACGCTGCCAGCCGTTCGTCATCACCAGTGGCTCAACGTTGAGCCGTGGAAACATCGCGGCGTTGGCACAGCCGGGTGGCACTGTCGCCGCAGCTTCAGCGGCGGGTTCCAACCACCTTGGCCCCGTGGCCATCGGGGGTACTGGCGGGGCCGACTACGACGTGGCGTGGGTCCAGGTGGACGGCTACAGCTACTTCCCGCTGGGGTCCACGGTCATTGAAGACAAGGCCCTCATTTGGTTCACTGGGCACAAGCTGACGAACGATGCGGGTTCCACAACGCAGGACCTCCGCATCATCGCCTTCATGCCCGGTGGGACGACCTACACGGAGAATCAGGTCGTGCTGGTCAAGTGGGGCTTCCGCATCCAGGACGGCGCCCGCTTGGTGAGCTGATAGCGCGTATCAGTTAGTTAGCGGTGGCGAAAGTAAAGCTACCGCTAACTAACTGAACACGGGGGTCTATTCAATGCGCTACTTGCTCTACAGCTACCAGCCCGAGCCTGCCCTTGATGAGGGACTGCTTCTATCGGGTCTGTTTCACTGGCCTAGCGCCATGCGGGGTCAGGTAGGCTCGATGCCGCCAAAGCAGGTACCGGCAAACTTCGATGCTGTTCATCTGAACCTGACCACGGCAAGCCTTGGGCTTCTTGGCGAGCTATCCGAGGCTTGCCGTGGCACTTCTTGCCAGCTTGTAGTAAACTGCGACTACGCGGTAGATTCGTGGTCCAGGCACTTCGACCAAGCTCGCTTATGGCTTAGAGAGCTGGATAAGGCCAACGTGATCTTCCACGTTGAGCCGCGTGGGGCTCACTTGCTGGAAACAGCACTGCACAGGCCCGTCCACGTTATTCCCCATCCGATAAGCACTACGGTTTCTTCATTTGCCGTGCGCTATAACGAGCGCCCGCGTAACATTCATTCCGTAGTGCATCGCTACGATATGCAGATTTCGGAGGCGTGGCTTCTAACGAGTGCCGTGCAGAAGCGGCTGAGCGAGGGCTTTGGCAAACACGTTGGCAACGGAGTGTCTCTGGCAATGGTGGCGCCACCCCAAGAACTGACAAACCGCCTGCCCAACATGTTTGACTGGTTTTTGAGCCAGGAAAACTACGCGGCCTGGATTCGCCGCCTTGCCAAGAGCTGGGTTGTCTTTGACACGCACACGTGTTCCATCTTTGGGCGTGTCGTCGGCGAGTGTGCTGCTCTTGGCGTGCCCTGTGTAGGCAACGCGAGCAGCTATGCGATGCGGCGGCTTTTCCCGCGGATTTGCTTCGACCGGGAAGACACTGAAGGCAAGTTTTCAGCTCTAATTCAACTGGCGATGGACACCGCCTTCTACAAGGAAGTTTCCGAGTTTGCTTACAGGGCGGTTCACAGCACGTTTAGCTATGCCCAAGCTCGACACGCCATGCTGTCGGCTTTGGGGGTCAAGGAGCCAGAACCCGTAGAGAAGCGTGAGGACAAGGAAACCAATCAGGAGGTAGAGGTTAATGTCTGATCTGAGCGTAGAAGCGGTGGAAGAGCTGATTCAGATGTATCTGGACCCTGATGGTATGGTTCCCGTGAACTTCCAGCCGGGCTACGGCCGGGATGCTTACAACGGTGGGGTATCCGGGATTTTCTTCGACACAGCTACTCGCCGCCAGATGTTGACACCCCAGCAGACACGGGTCCTCATGCAGAAGTTTCCGAAGAACTTCTGGATTGGCAACAAGGCGGCGCGTGTGGAAACCGTGGGTCAGGACGCAGGCGGCGGAACAAACGGCGAAGCACTGTCCGTCGTTGACGCCGGGGACCTGCCAGGAGGGGTTACCCGTGAGGACCTGTTGGTGAAGAGCTTGAACGTTCTCAGAAAAATGGCCGCACAGGAAGCCGGAGAAGGTGAAATGGTTCCCCGCGGTACTGCGGCGGCCGGGGGTAAGGAAATGCTGGTGGACTTCATCATGGCAAAGCTGGCTGCCAAAGCGGTGGCTGCGTCTCAGTAGAAGCAGAGCATGGGGGTTGTCGGGTAGGCAATGGCAAGTTCAATCGCAATCAGTCCACGGGCTCTTTGTAGCCTCGCCGAAGTCTCTAGGCATCGCGGGTTTACGGTTGCCGATGCTGACGAGGACAAGGATACGACCATTACGCAGCTCATTAACATCGTGACTGGCGAGGTTGAGAGAATAACCGGCCGGTCGTTTATCCGTGGGGAACACACCGAATTCTTCGACGGGGAGACGTGGCGTTACAGCATCCCGTTGAAGGGTAAGCCTGTTGTGTCAGTGACAAACCTGTATGATGATCCGGGCCTAGACTACTCGACAGCCCTCGCTACAGACACCTATGTCATCACGCCTTACGGTTGGGTCAAGCTGCTTGGTGGTGGGCAGCGCATCGGTGGGGGTATGTTCTACCCTTCCAAGCAGAATATCAAGTGTGTCTACGTCGGTGGTTATGCCCTCTACAAGGTGCAAGCCGGCTTCAACGACCTGTTGCGTGTTAACCGTACTGCCGTGACACCTTCTTGGGTCAATGCAACAATCCCCCCGCCTGACTTTGGCCAGGATTATACAGCGGAAGAACTGGCAGCGGCCATTGATGTGGCCCTGACAGCGGCGTTGACGCCAGATACGTTTACAGTAACCTACGACTCCGGTCTCCGTAAATTCACGATTACGAGCGCGGGCTCTACCTTTGAGGTAATGCTCCATACGGCTGGTTCCGGATGGGTTGCCGCGCACGCTAATTTTGCCTCTCTCATTGGCTTTGACACGGGTGCTACTTCGGCCGCTAACAAGACAGGGGCGCTAGCTTATACAACGAACACTCCCTCTGGCACGGTTCCCGATGACCTTAAGTGGGCGGCTTGCGAGTGGGTTGCCTACCTGTACGAACAGACAAGCGGAACTGGGGGTGGTTCCAACCGGTTTGGTATCAGCAGTACCAGCGGTCAGCCGGGCACTATCAACTATCTGGCTGGGGACGTGCCTAAGCGGATTATTCGGGTAATCCGTGACTACGCTGGAAGGGTTCTCTAGTGCTGACGCTCACTATCAGGGGCAATCTGGTTGGCCCCCAGTACGCTTCTCTTGTGAAGCTGCTGGATGTAAGGCTTCGTGCTAACATGTTTTTTGCCCTAGTGGCTATTCAAAAGAAGGTTGTCTACACGGCTCGGCATCGGTATCTGCGGGGGCCCAGACCGACACGGCTAGATGTCATTACAAAAAGGCTTTACAACAGTCTGAGAACACCCCCGCCACGAATGACAGCGACTGGAATGATCGCTGAAGTTATCGCGGATTCCAAGTACGCTGCAATTCACGAAAAGGGTGGTGTTATCCGCCCTAGGCATCAGAGCTATTTGGCAATACCCCTCAAAGATGGCTACAGGAGCCCTAGGGAGCTCACCAACAGCTTTGTGCAGCCGTCGGGTAGCGGGTATGTTGTCATCGACGGGGAAACGGGTGAGCCTGTCTTCCTTCTTGTGAAGCAAGTACGCATGCCCAAGCGGCCCTTCCTAGGCCCGGCTTTGCAAGATAACAAAGCATCCATTGATGCTACTCTCGCTGCTGTGTACGGCCGCACCGTTGTTTCGAGCTTATCCAAGTGAGCGTTCACACTGCCATACTGGACGAGTTGGAGCTGCGGCTCGAAGAGATTGACGGCACCGGGTCCTACACGGAAGTGGTGAAGGAAGTTCATTGGAAGAAGTTTGAGCTGCCAACAGACCACAATCACTTTCCAGTTGTTTACATTCTCATCGATACCGACCGTTTCGCTGGTGGGCAGATAGGCAACCAAGATAGGACGGGCGCCTGGACACTCCTGTTGTGGGGTTACACCAAGGATACAAAGCACCCCAACGAGAGAGCTTTGCTCTTCATGGCAGACATGAAGAAGGCTATCTGTACACACCGCTCTGCCGGGGTAAAGGACTTGAGCCTTAACAACCTCTGCGGCAGCTTCCGTATCATTTCAACAGATATAGTGGGTAATCTGAAACAGGAACTGCGTACCGTGGAAATCGTGCTTGAAGTAACAATGCACGAGAGTTCTGACGTCTAACACGTAGGGGGGTCACAAAGGTGTCCGAAGAGATTGAGCAGGACGAAGGGGCTGAAGAGCAGAAGGCTGACCTTGCGGTGGCGCTGCCGCAAGAGTGTGTGGAGTATTCACAGCTCCACAAGAGGTTTCTTGCAGGCGAACTTGTAACGCAAGAAGCAGACCTTGCTCGTTACAATGAGCTCCGGCCGCGTTTCCAGCCTGAGCTGGATGCCGATGATCCCCGGCCAAAGGTTGACTACGACGGTATGAAGTTCTGGCCTCTACCTTTTGAGGGAGAGGTTCTCAAGGACACGCCTATTGTGGCCCCCTTCATTACCTTGATGATGATTGTCAAGAATGAAGGACGCACGCTGGCGCGGTCCATAGAAAGCGTCCGTGAAGTTGTTGACGAAGTTGTCATTGGCGTGGATGATAGTTGTACCGATGACACTGAGAAGGTCGCGCTGGTGGCTGGCGATGTAGTTTTTCGCTTCAAGTGGCGGAACGACTTCGCTTGGGCGCGTAACAATGCCAAGCGCAAGGTTCGTGGCCAGTGGATTCTGATCCTGGATGGGCACGAGGAGCTTGACAACGCGAGCCTGCCCTTCATACGTGTTTACACCGAGGGGGCCGTAAACCACAAGAAGGGTGAGGAGCCTGCTCCCTACTCGGTGGTTATGGCGGCCACTGTGATGAACCCGAAGAGCGAAGAAGAACAAGGGATGGTGTTCACACAGCCCAGGCTCTTTAGGAACATTCAGGACCATTTCTACCGGTATGACACGCACCATCAGCTTGTTGGTGCTGCTAACGTTTCAGTGTTTGCCCCGGTCATTCGCTTCTATCACATGATGCCAGAGGCGCGGGAGCAGGAGCGGGCGGTGCAGCGGGGTACAATGAATACCGCTAACCTCTTGCAGATGCTGGGTCGGGACCCCTTCGACGAACGGGCATCCTACTACCTTGCTAACACTTACATGGACCACCACGAGTATGAAACAGCCAAGGCGTGGTACCTGTACCTGGCGAAGATAACGCCAACGCTGGCTTACAAGTATCACTGTTGGCAGCAGTTGGCCACACTGGAAATGTCTCTTGGGGCACAGCGGGGGGAAGAAGAGTCTGTTGTCGTGGAGCGTGTGCTGGTTTGTCTACACGAAGCCAGAAAACTCTGCTGGTATCGTGCGGAGACGCTGATTTCGTTGGGTCAAATCGCAGAGGCCCGTGAAGACCTCCTGGAGGCAGAGCACTGGTTCAAACAGGCGATCAGCGTGAAGTTGCCTACCAGCACGATTCTAACGATCCGGAAGGAGTGCTACACTTGGCTCCCGTGGAAGCTTCTTGCTCAGCTATACGAGAAGCAGAAGAACTGGGAGCAGACCCTTTCTGCTGCGGAGCGCTGGCTGGAATACCTGCCGCAAGATGCTGAGGCGCATGCCCTCTGGCGGTTGGCTGAAGCCCGGGTGCTCGCTAGGAAAGCGGCCAACGGTGCGAACATCATCGTGTTCGACGCTATTGGCAGTTTCAGCGGACCCATCATCAATGCCTTTGTGGCACGGGGTCACCAAGTAGAAGTATACAAGTCTTTCGACAGTCGGTTTGTTGGTGGGGCTGACTGGCTGTTCTTCGAATGGGGTGACGCTAACCTTGTGAAGGCCACTCGCCAGAACCCTGACGCTGGTGTTATCTGCCGTGTGCACCGGTACGAACCCTACCAAGGGATGCTACAGGCTGTTGACTTCAAGAAGGTTGACCACATCATCTTCACTAGCGAGCATATCCGGCAGGCGGCTCACCGCTTTGGTAACATCACTGGAAACTGTCAGGAGCATGTAATTCCTTCCAGTGTTCAGCTAGACCGGTGGGACTTCCAGCAGCGGAAAGATGACCGCTATAATCTGGTGTACATTGGATACCTGAACTGGAAGAAAGGTATCCCGATGCTGTTACAGATTCTGTTGGAACTGGTACGGTTGGACAGTAAGTACACCCTGACCGTTATGGGACGTTGGCAGGGGCAAGAGCTTGAAGAATATGCGATGAACATGGTAGAGCAGATGGGCCTGCGCAACAACATTCGTTGGGTTGGTTGGCAGACAGATGTAAACGCGGCGTTGGACAAGCACAAGATTGGGCAGGTGCTCAACTGCTCTATCTGTGAAGGTAGTCCCTACAGCGTAGTTGAGGCGATGGCAAAGGGTATCAAGCCTGTGGTGCACGCTTGGCCTGGAGCCCGTGAAATTTATGAAGGCCAGGAGGACTTTGCGGACTTGCCTGTTGTGTTTGATACCATAGCAGATGCTGTCAGCCTCATCAGTGAAACGCCTGTTCGCAGTGACCAGTACCGGGCGTTTGTAGAGCGATACCACAACCACGAAGAAGAAATGCGTAGAATCTACGAAATCATGGAGCTGAAGGAGGTGAGTCAGAGTGGCGAAGATGATCCTGCAGTACATGGGCAAAGCGACAAGGAACGTGCAGGCGGAACAGGGAGTAGCACGGGTCCAGCACGGTCAGGAAGTGATGGTAGATCAGGCAACGGCCGGGCAACTGCTGGCGATGAACGGCATGATGATGCGTCGCGGGGAACCGGAGATCATGTGGATCGACAAGACGCCGGGGCAGCGACCAGCCGCCCCGCCCTCTGAACCACCCGAGCCCGCAGTAGCAAAGAGGAAGGCACCCACGAAGTAGCATGTGCACCACATCAATGGCAATAAGCACGATGACAGAGCAGTAAACCTAGAGTCTATTTGTGTGGTGTGTCATCCTACTGTACATAGTCGCATGAGAAACAGGGCAAAAATCCTGGGGGGTCAGGAGATAACCTGAAATGCCTGTCTTCGTACCGAACCGCTCGTTTGGATGGAATCGGAAGAGCTGGGTTATGCCGGAGGTGACGTACGGTACTCCGGTCATGCCTGCGACTTCAGGTTCCTTTTCAGCTCTGGAAATCGAGCTGACCCCGGCACAAGAAAGGTTGCAGCGAGACGATACCACCGGTATCCGGTCGTTTCAGAACAACCGGTTCTCCGGGCGTAAGAGCGCGGACTGGCGTGTCCGTGGCTACATAACCCCTTCGGGTGTGGCTGGTACGGCCCCCGACATGGCCGACTTCTACCAAGCCGCAATGGGGGACGCTACGGCCGGTTTGACCAGTACCGTGCAGTATACCCCCGATGACGATGATCTGCCCAGCCTGAGCATCTGGAAGCACGCTGCGCACTTCGTACAGGGTGTTTACGGGGCGGCGTGTAACCAGATGGTGCTGAACATGTCTGGCTCGGACTTCAGCACGGTGGAGTTCAGCGGTCCTGGCAAGAGCTTCGTGCAGGGTGGTACGACAACTCTGTCGGCAACAGCGAACAAGGACGTGACGAACATCAAAATCGCCGATGCCGACTTCTTCAGCCAGGACATTCTGATCCAGGTTGGAGATTCTACGGCCACAACGGGCTACAAGATCCTGTCGATCAGCAGCAACGGGACCATTCACATCACCCCGGCATTGCGGACAACGGTTGCCAGCGGTGTGACGGTTACCGCCTTTGCCCCGACGGTTACCACGGTTGGAGATTCGCTGCACGGCATTACCGGTTCCTTCACGACGAACGCCGTGGCGGTTACGATAATCTCGGCGTCCGTTACGCTGAACAACAACCTCCAGCTTCGGGATGACGAATATGGCCAGTCTACGCCTACGGCCATCATCCTGGATCGCCGGAGGGAAGTGTCCCTCACGCTGGAGCTGTACCTCACCAGAGCTAATTTCTACATCTTTGGCGAGGCGGCACGGTTCCTCGCTCAGGACATCACGATGTTGGCTGGGGATACGGCGGCCAAGCGTTTGCGTGTGCTGATGGACCAGGGCGAGTTGGACGTGCCCGCTATCACGGACCCGGGGGCTGAGGGAGAAGTTACGTTGTCGGCCTCTGGTCGGGCGCTCAGCACAAGCGCGGGGCAGAACGACATAACCGTAGAGCTATTTTGAACTACTTGGTATTAAGTCTATGAGGCTAGGCTGATCACCGAAAAGACGTTCCTGGCGTCCTGCTTCATAAAACAAATGTTCAGGAGGAGTCCACGATTTGCGTCTCCGTTAGGGGGGTTGAACATGTACGACTACAAGGTCGAGAAACAGTCTGACGGGTTGTGCATCGACTTCATTCCGACGTGGGAGAAGCAGCGGAGCAACTACAAGCTGGGGCTTGACGCTAACCCAGTCACAATGCGTCTTCAGTGTGTCACCATGCAGGACTCTGAAGAGTGGAGTCGCCGGGCCTTCCAGCTCAAGCAACCGCGCGGTGTGTCTGAGGACGATATGCCGTCTGATGATGAGAACAACCTGGAAATCACCAAGCAACAGATCATCGGCGGCATCGTGGGTGTCAAGAATCTGAAGTTCAACGGGGAGGACATTGCCACCGGCAGCGAGCTCTGGGGTACGCCCTATAAGGACCTGATCATCGAGACCGGCCGGGCTATTGCCAACTGGAGCGTGCTGACGGCTGGGGACGTCCGAAATTTAAGGTTGGCACTCGTTGGGTCCTAGGCGGAGAGTTCTGGCCTTGCTCGCATTGTATACAAGAGAAGCTCTACCGTGGGCGGAACTGTCACGGGCGGTTTCACAAGAAGATGAACCCGCCACACTTTGCGGGGCCTTACAGTGTCCACATGTGCCCCGAGAGTTACCTTACCGGTAGAACCCGTTGGCTTCTCTGGTTGTTCCGTAACTCGCACGCGATAAGGTCAACGGGCTTTGGCGGGGCAACGATAGAGCGGCTCTCCTGGCCACACGCTGACAAGTTTATGCAGGAATACTTCGTGGTGGTGCAGGGCTTTGAAGTAATACACGGTGAGCTTAGCCAGATGATCAGGGAAGCGAGTGCAAGGTCAGGCAATGCCCCGCCAGCTCCACAACCGCCGCGAAGCTGGAGTAACGCAAGTAGAAGGTAAATAGGAGCCTCGGAGCAAAATGGGCGCAGTCGGCAGCTTGATGGTCACGCTTGGCGTGAGGGGCTTCCAGGGAGTCAAGGCCACGTTTATGGCCCTGGGTACAATCGCCCGATTGACTGCGACCACACTGCTCCGAGGCTTCGGTGGCGCTATAACGAGTATAATTGGTTCACTGGTAAGGCTCTCGGCCCGCGTCGCCGGGTTCATTATCGGTTGGGGTAGCTTCATAGCAGGGTTTGCCTCGGTGGGGGCGCTGGCTGCTGGCTTCATGGCGGTTGTTCACGCCGCTGGTGCTTTTGAGCACGGAATGCAGCAAGTCCGTGCTGTTATGGATGAAGTAACGAACAAGCAGTTTGCTGAAATGACTAAGATGGCTGAGCATCTGGGTGAAACTACGATTTTCACCGCAACAGAAGCGGCTAAGGGCTTTGAAACTCTAGCAAGGGCCGGTTTTACGGCCGAACAGCAGTTGGCTTCCATCGGGGCCGTTCTCGACCTAGCTTCAGCAGAAATGCTGACTATGGACGAGGCGGCTACGATTGTTATTGACACGTTGGGTCAGTTCCAAATGGGTGTAGAGAAGGCGACCTACGTTGCCGACTTGCTTGCACAGGCTAGTATTATAGCCAACGTGAGTGTTCACCAGTTGGCGGAGTCAATCCGATTTGCCGGTGCAGCGGCTGAAGGTATTAACATACCGCTGGAAGAAATGGTGAAGCTGTTCACGGCTGTTGCCAACGCCGGTATCAGGGCGAGCCAAGCGGGGGTGGGCTTCCAGCGTGTTATCAGCACGCTGTTGGCGCCTTCCAAGGAAGCCTCACGTTTGATGTTCCGGTTGGGTATAGACTTCAGGTCCTTTGCTGATGGTACACAGACGCTTACCGACACGTTGGCCCAGCTAGGGGTTGCCCTTAAGAGGTATCCAGGGGCCGCTCTGGACATCTTTGGGATGCGCGGCGGCCGGGTGGCACAGGCAGCGGCACAGACGATGGCTGAAACTATGCGAAAGTATGGTAAAGCCCTTGAGGATGTTACCGGCACTGTCCAGAAGATAGCTCAGCAGCGTCTGGATAGCCTTGTCGGTAGCGTTATGATCCTAAAGAGCGCGTGGGATCAGCTTCTTATAACGCTGGGCACCGCAGGCGGTGAGAACAGCTTGATTGGCCGCTTGACAAGGCTGGTGAGGCAGACGCTTATACCCCTGGTCTCTGGCTTGAGCCGTTGGGCTAAGGAGTCAGAGGGTCTCATCCCCATTCTGGCGCGTCTGTGGGGCATTGTCAAGCTGCTTGGTTCTGACATAGCCAAGTTTGCTGCATCTATCTGGCTGACGATAAAGGCTCTTCTGTCAACGCCTAAGGACATGTTTGAGGGTGGCGTCTTTGGCTTGTTTGGGGACCTACTGACGAACACCTTTGTGAAGGCGGCTACGACGGCTGGCTTGGCGCTGATAGCGGCTTTGGTTTCCGTGCTTGGCAGGGGTTTGGTTGAAATTGTCACCATGATTGACGCCGCACTGAGCGATCTTGGGAACGCCATTATGGGCGATCTCATTAATGACCTTAAGAGCGGTATCAACGTTTTGATTGATGGGTTGGTGTGGATGCACGAGCAGTTTATCAAACTAGCCAGCGTTCCTTGGTTCTCTGAAAAGTTGGGCTTTGGGCCTGAGTTTGTGGAGAATACAAACGGTGCCATTGCCGCTTTGAAAGGAATGAAGCTTCAGATTGATGAAAGCACGGTTAGCGCCGACTCGGCTAGTGAGGCTATTGGGACGCGGCTGCGCGAGGCAATGAAGAATATCACGATAGCCGTCCAAACCGACATGCAGAATACCCTACCGATGATCCGAGCCTTCGTTGGCGATATGGGCGAGGGCTGGGAGGCTTTGGGTGATACCCTGCAAGAAAGCCTGTTGCCTCATTTCCAGTCTCTAACCACGGCTTTGGACTTGCTGACCAAGGGTGATGCCGCTAAAGGGATAGATCAGATTTGGCAAGAAATTAAGGTAGCTATGGCCGGTATCGGTAAGGAGATGGATAAGGTTCGTGAGGAGATAGAGGCGGCGGACACGAAATTTCAGAGCTCTGTCGGGGAAGGGGCCATTGCAAAGTTCTTTAATGCCAGCATCCAGGGGGCTAGAGCCTTCATCGCCGGTATGCTCACTGTTGTCAACCAGGTACCCGATATCTACGCTTCCCTGTCGGAAGCAGGTGAAAGTTTTGCCACACAGCTACAGACGAGCCTTTCCAAGAACTTCACGGATCTGCTATTCCCGGACAAGAAGATGTTCCATGATGCCGAGCAGGCTATCGATGATTATATCCATGCTTACAACATTAATTGGCAGGAAGGCATGCGCGATGCCTTGCGTGAATTCAAACAAAGTGGCGTGCCCGATGCTGATCAATGGGCAGATAAACTTGAGGAGGCCGCAACGCTTGGCTTTACTGACAAACGTAAGAATCAATTTACTGGCTTGGGGGCCATCAACAAACTTGTGGAACAAATGTTTGGCGAGTTTGCCGAGCAGACAGAATTTGTCCATCGCATCAAGAGATTCTTCGGTGGGTTTGCCAACGCCGTAGAAGAAGGCTTCAAGGATGTTATCACCGATTTGTTGGCCAGGGAAACGATTAGAGCGTTTACGAACAAGCTGGCGAACATGATCTCGACTGGTAACGAGAAGGGCGACGCAAAGCCTATGGAGGTGTCTGTTACTGAGCGTGTAACTAGCCTCTTTGACAATTTGGCTTTCCCGTTCTTTGTAGCTATAGCGGCTGGACTAAGCCCTCTGGAAAGCATTCTCGTAACAATCGGCTTGAATTGGGCGGCCGATGTGGCTAAGAAGTTGTTCCCCGAGAGCATGACCACCAAGATTACGGAAGCCATGCAGTGGGTGTTTAAGAACACAGGGGTTGGCGTTTCGGCGTTTGGTATTTTCACCTTGTTTGGGGCCTCGCCGTTGGCGTCTGCCATTGTTGGTGGGGCAGCAATGATAGTTGAGGCTATACTCCAGCAGTTTACCGGACGTGGTTTCCTCGATAAGTTGACTGGTGCCATCAGCAATCTGTTTGCCGGTAACAAGCCTGATTCAGACAAGCTACTGCCTGGAGAGACAGGCATGGTTTTGGATGATGTTGGTTCACAGGCGGGTTCTAAGTTCGGTGACGGTTTCTCCAAGGGCTTCAGCGACTTCATGAAGGGGGCCGGAATTGGAGCAATGACTGGAGCCCTATCAGATGTATTTCTTGGTACTGGCAAAGAGGGGACTATCGGTGGTACTATCGGCGGTGGATTCGGTGCCCTTATAGGGTCGGCTATTCCGGGTGTTGGCAGCACCCTTGGAGCGTTTGGTGGTTCTATCATTGGAACAGCTATTGGAAGCTTGTTTAACGATTCTCCAAACAAGCTTGAGAAAGTTAAACGCCAGATGGATCGTATGGGAGCAGCACAGCTCTTGGCCCTAATACGGCAAGCACAAGTAGACCCGATTGGTGTGTTTGGGGTGGCGTCAGAAGCAGATGCAAATGAACTACTGAAATATGCTATAAGCGGGTTTAACGTCCATCTTTATGACGCTGGCAAAGAGATGGGTCTTTCGGGTGGCAAGTTTGAAGACACTAAGATAAAAGGGGCTAATCAGGTAGGTCAGTCTCTTGCTAGCGTTCGTGGCTTGAAGATTCCCGAACTGGCGGATCTTACTGCGCTATTTGGTTCACCCACGACTGCTCCGATAGGCATATTCGGGGGTGTACCTACTGTTCTCAGTCCTTCTGCGGGTGGTAAGTCCGCTATAGAAAAGTCACCTGAACTAACGGCTCTGGAAAACATCGTGGCCATCCTGGAAGCCATTAGAAAAGACGCTATGGGCGGTATGGCTGGTTCTAGCCCGGCCGCACATCCGGCGCTGCCACCTTCACCTGTGGCCTTTGCGAGCCCAACTCCAGCACCAATACAAGCGCCTGTGTTTACACCGGCGTCGGCGGGGCTTGAAAGGTTCAACATTTCTAGTAACCCCTGGGTTGAGGGGTTGATAGGCACCGGCATCCATGACTACAATGGTGTGCGGGGTATATTCGAGCGTGACGGCGCTTATGCGATATTCCGTCCGATGCAGGGGGGTATGGCCTCTGGCGGTCCGGTTAGCCGCACAGGCCCCATAATGGCTCACCGCGGGGAGTTTATGATGGATGCTGATACAGTGGCCCGTGTGGGCATGGACACCCTGCGAGGCATACAGAACGGCGGGCGGGCTTCTGGTGGTGGTGACACCTACTACATTGAGGCTGTAGATGCCGCCAGCTTTGAGGAGTGGCTACGGGCTCGTGGCGGCGGTCAGGCAATGAAGAGCTACATGAGAAGTGAGTCTCAGAATGGGCAGTGGTTCTTGCACGACTCTGGAGTGCGCAGCTAATGGCCGCCGTTACTACACGTATTCTTCACACGAATCTGGTTGACACGGCTTCTGTAATAACCGGGTCCTCTGCGGCTACGAACTTTCCCGATGACAACCTCCAGGATGAGTTTGTAGCGGTGCCCTGGCGTACAACTGGTGACAGCGATGAAAACGTTGTCATTGATATGGGTTCTGCCAAGCAGGTTACCTTCTGTGGTATATTCGGGCACAACTTTACTTCAGGGGCTACTGTAACCCTGCAAGCTAATGCTGCTGACTCGTGGGGTGCCCCCTCTTACACGCAAGCCCTGACGATCGTCAGCGACAGTCTAAGCCAAGTGATCCCGAAGATTGGCTTCTTCCTAGATCAGACCTACCGTTACTGGCGGCTGCGAATACAGGATAGCAGTAACTCGGATACCTACGTGGAAGTAGGCAGGTTCTGGCTGGGTACTTACGTGTCCCCGACTTACAACTTCAATAATGGCTTTACAGCTAACATTGTTAAGCCGGACATTGTATCCAGGGCTCGGTTTGGTGGCGTCTATGGAGCCAGCTACCCGAGCTACGAGCAACTTAGCTTTGGCTGGCAATCGGGCAGTAACCCGCTGTCAACGAGTGACCGTCTGCTGTTGGAGGCCATTTACCGTACGAAGGGTATGACGACGCCCATTGTTATTGTCTACGACGCACTGAACAACCCTTCGCTGTCGGCTCTTTACGGTAACTTTGAAATGAGCCAGCTTCAACGGACGCACGGTATTGTTGATCTGCACGGTTTGGAAGGCTTTAGCTTTCGCGAGGACGTTGGGTGGAACGGCGTTTGAAGACTTTACCTGTGTTTAAGGTAGCCTAGATGGCCTTCAACACTACAGCGCGGTCTGGCCGGTGGACATATCTCGTTCACATTGAGTTGACGGGGCAGACCCTCTATCTGTCGAACACGCCGTGCGTTGTTGGTGGGCAACCCTACCAAGCTCGGTTGAGACAAGCGCCAAGCATTGCCACTCAGCTTACCGATCTCCTTGATCCAACGCAGATTTCTGCTGGTATAAGTCTTACCGTTGACAACACGACGCAATACTTCACTGGATTGTTCCGTGCGAAGACGTGGGGCAACCGAACGGTCAAGATTTACATTGGGGGCGACCAGACACCGGGGGCTAGCAGTAACCTCGTTCTGGCTACGCACTTTACGCAGATGTTTGAGGGACGTATCCGTTTCCCTAACGGTGTTCGGTGGAACGACAAGGAAGCTTTCATCAGCGTAAACGACCGCCGAACGCACGAGGCAAAGCCCCTCCCCATCGAGTCTAGCGGTGCCCCAACGTATCCCCGTTACGAGACTGCTGAATACCCTACGTTGGATGTGAATTTCCTTACGGACCCCAAGCAGTTGCTTCTTGGGGATTGGTCCAGCACAGCGGGCTCACAGCGCATACGCACGGTCTGCATAAACACCACCACGAGGAAGTTCCGCATATCGGGTTGGGGTGTCCAGCAGATTGGGCACGTCTATAAGCAGGCGGGTCTTACTTCGTTTACTGCTGTTAGCTTTAGCAGTGTAAACTTGACGGATGGCTCGTTTATACTAGACGTTGCCTTTGATCCTGGCCGTGACGTTATTACGGTGCACGCTAAAGGGGCTCAGACTTCTAACGGCACACTGATTGAGAGCCCTAGCCGCATCTTGAAATACCTCCTGCAAACGCATTTGGGTATCCCAACGACAAGTATCAACGTAACATCCTTCAATGATCTGGAAACAGACGCCCCGTTCAAGCTCCGTAAGCATATTACTGAAGTGCAGGATTCTACGGAGCTCATCAACGAGATATGCCGCGATGTTGGCATTGACTTTTACATCAAGGATGGGCAGTACCACGCTAGAACCAGCCTTGTAGAGCAGGACCTTACGAGCATCTCGACGTTCTACGAGACCGATCTAGCTGAAGACACTTTCCCCGTTGTCAGCTATGACGAGTCCGGTAACTTCTTCAACAGCATTTCTGTTGGCTATAAATTCAATCCAGAGACCGGTCGGTATCAAACAACTGATTCTAAGAGTCAAGATTCAATAGACGACCTTGGAGCTACTATACACCGTGAGTTTCAGTTTAACTGGCTTTACAGGGATGCAGATTCAACAACAAGGAAGGAAACTCTACTCTTTGTTTTCAGTAAAGAGCCTATCAACGTCCAAGCCACTTTCAAGAACCGAGCTGTTCTTCATTACATAGCCGACCGCTGCTATCTTGACATACAGAATCGTAAGGATGGGCTTGCTTACTTCGACGTTGTTCCACACCAGGTACGCGGTGTCAGTCTTGACCCTGAGACCTTTGATGTTGTTTTGACGATGTGGGATATCAGCCGCATTGTTAGCTACGGCTCTTGGGCTCCGGATGATGCACCTGTTTGGGCTTCCGCGACCTATGCACAGCGGTTTTTATACGGGTGGTGGACAGAGGACGATGGTAATGTCGTTCTTGGGGATGCCACTACTGCCATCAGCAAGTGGTCTCCATAGGGGGTTTAGTGAACCGTTACAAAGACGGTGAGGAAATAGAAGCTGAGGCTGTGGGCTACGGAGAAGGCCACCCGCCGTTCTTCACCACGGCGTTTGTGGTCTTCATACAGCGGGATAGGGTTACCGGGGGCCTACTTGGGGTGACCCACCAGACCAAGAACATCCTGGAAGCCTTAACGAAGGCCCAAGGGCAGATGGGTCTAGAGCGAGAAGCTACCGCTCTAGAGGTGGTTTCTGCGTGCAGAGAAATTGTAAGCATGTACGAGCAGCAAGCGGCTTCTAGGGAAATAGCTTCAGCGGTTGTCCGCATGATCTCCGCCGAAGATAGGGCTGCCGCTGAAAAGCTAGATAGGATCATGGGTGCCAGAAAGCGTAAAGAGGAAACCAGCGTAGGGGACTTATACTGCTTTCCAAATAGCTAAAATGGGGTACTCGGGCAATGCCTTTCTCAGAGACTTTCACTGACGGACTCACTGTTGTTGTAGGTGACCCCACGAAGGCGTCGCATCACAACAACCTCAGCAACAACACGGACGCGCTCAAGGAACGCTATGCTATTGATCATGTGTTCAATAATACGGGTGTTGACGGTTCTGACGGTCATCACAAAGGAGATTTTACTGCCTCGATGTTCCTGAAGAACGACGCCGGCTACTTTGCGGCGTTGTGGATCGACAACACGATCACACCCGTGGCGCTCCGGGTGAAGATCGGAACCAGCAAGGTCAACGCCACGCCGGCCAGCGTGACTGACGGCAACGCGATCGTGGCCGGGGCGACGTCGGCCGGGGCGACATTCTGATACGAGAGGAGGATTGCGATGGGACGACGATGGGCTGTGCTTCTGCTCCTGCTGGGCCTCGCCGGGCCTGCCGCCGCAGAGGTGAGGACGATCGCCTACCACCTGTCGATCACCGACTCCCTGACGGTGCAGCTTGGGATACGGTCCGAGGGCGGGGTGAAGGCGCCGACGTTCGTGGCCACGACGAGCGTGACGACGCCGATCATAACTTCCGCCACGGCCAACGTGGTGGTTTCCGCAGGCAAGCGGCTCGGAATCGGAGTGACGCCGGAGACGTGGACGAGCGTACTGGATGCAATGCAGATCGGAGAGGTTGGGACGATCTTTGCTAACGCCGATGGTGCTGGTGCTGGTTCCGCTCTTGCCATTACCGCTAACATATTTCATGACGGCACAGAAAAGTATATCATCGCAGACGAAGCGTCGCGATACCTCCAGGTAGATGGGACTCACAAGTGGAACACGGCCGTTGTTGGGGCAGCCGGTGGTGCTATAACGTGGGTGGATAATATGTTCCTCGCCGCTGATGGCGAGC